TTCACAGCCCCTGACACCAAGGCTTGAATCGCGGCCGCCCCATCTGCCGGATCAGTGCAGGTCGCGTCCGCTTTTGTTGCCAGAGCAAACACAGTGCAACCAGACGGCACGCTGATAGTCGTCGCAACAAACAGCGTGCGCGGCGCTACCGCAGCGCTTCCGCTCAGCACCGAACAGCCAAATTCAATGGTGCCGCCAGTGCCCGGCGTGAACGTCATCGCGCTGGCCAGAGGGACATAGATCTCTTGCGTGTTGCCGGCAGAAATGGTGATCGTCATGTCAGAACCAATCAGGTGTTACGGGGGTTGTGTCCACCCGCTGCGCATTGAGTGCGCGGATGGTTTGCATTGCCGGCCCGGCTTGCGTCAGCAGCCGCGCCGCACGGTCGGGCCGCAGGTCGAAGTCGTCCACCAGATCGCCGGCCACCAGCACGGCAAAGGCGCGCATCATCTCGACCGGCACATCAGGCGCTGCGCCGGTGGCCGTGTCAGTGGCAATCGCCTGATAGGTCAGGTGCGCCACATAGGCCAGGTTCGGCGCGGGGTGCAGGCGCATCGTCGCGCCGCTGAAATACGCCACCGTTGGCTCGCCCTTCGTGGCCTTGTCGGTGATCGCCTGATAGGCGCTGTGGCTGATGATTTCCACCGGCTGTTGATCCAGGCCAACCGTCAGCATCAGCGACACCGGGAACAGGTAGTCCGTGGCGGCAATGGCCGCCGTGGCCTGGCCGGCCGTCAGCGTGATCGCCGTCGATGCGCCCGCCACGTTGAACCACAGCACGCCCAGGCGGTGCAACTCCTTCAGGCGCAGATCAATCGCTTCGTTCAGGATCGCCGCATCTTCAGCGCCCAGCGTTTGGCCTGACTCTTTGATGCCGATCTTGCGCGCCACCATGTCGCGCAGCTGCTCAAGCGTGCGCGTGAATGAAAAGCTCATGGCCTGGCCTTCGGTGGTCGCCCGCGCCGCTTGGGCGCGTCATGCGTGGGCGCTGCATCGAACACTTCAACCGCGTCAACCGTCAGCACCTCGGCGAAGAAGCGGTTGTTCGACAGCTTGCGCACAGCGTGTGCGTTCAGCACAGCAACGCCCACGCCGCGAGGAAAACGCAGCCCGAAGGCCACGCATTCCGCTTCGTCGCCGATGAAGGCGAAGTCAGCCATCAGGGCACGACGTAATAGACCACCAGCGACAGCGTGCCAGCGGCAAAGGTCGCAGCCGTGGCCACGCAAGTGACCGACACGATGGTTTCGGCAGCAAAGGCTTTCGGGCCATCGCTCGCCAGCACGCCGCCCAGAGCGTAGTTGTAGCCGGCTTCGGGCTTGATGCCGGCCACCGTGTCGGTGCCAAAGACGCCGAAATTGCCGAACCCGTCCGGGTCTGCTGCATCGGTGCCGTTGGCTTCCCAACCCACGTCCANGTCCAGGGTCTCGCTTGCGTTCGTGTCCAGGTCGTCGGAGTAAATCCGACCGCCCATCACAACCGCGCGAGCCGGCAATCGGCACATCAGGTAGATGTCAGCAGCGACCGGATTGGCCGCCACCTCGATAGTGCCGTAGGCGCACGCCATCTGGCCGCTGCCGCTTCCCTGATAAACCGGGAAGGTGCTGGCGGCGCGTACTGCGGTAAAGGTAGCCATTTCGGTGATTCCTTTCTGTGTTTGGTTGACGGGGCCGAAGCCCCGCCACTGGCTTAGGCGTCAGCCACCGCCGCGAAGAAGCCGGTCACGATGCCGTGATCCTTCAGGTCGTCGGTGTCGCCCGAGCCGCTGCCGAAAATCAGCTTTTCGATGCCGCGGATTTCCTGCAGGCCCACGCCGTTGCGGAACCCGTAGTCGGTCACTTGCGTGGTCGTCTTGGTGCGCTGCGCAAAGGCCACGCCCACCGCTTGCGCGCCGCACAGGTACACCGGGCCGATCTGGATGCTGCCGGCGCCGACACCGGGGAGCACCGCAATCTCCGGGATCTCGCGCACGATGACTCCATCCCACATCAGCGACCCGCCAGTGAACAGCGGGTTGTCCATGCCGCGCGTGCGCGCGTCGCGGTTGGCCTGCGTCACGGTGGCATCGAGCGAGAAGTCGCGGAACGCCAGATGATTGGCGTACAGCACAAACCACTCCTCGTCCTCGTTCAGCCGGATGGGCCGAATCGCCGGGCTGGCGTTCTGCGCGATGCGCTTCATCAGCGACACAGCGGCAGGCGTCAACTTGTCGGCCGTGTTGTCCACGTTGGCCAGAGCCGTGGCGTGCGTTGCGCTGTAGTTGGACTTGAGTGCGCCGACCTGCACGCGGTCAACGTTGTCCACCATCCAGGCATTGCGCTGTGCCCGGCAGATGCCGTGCCGTAGGCCACGCCGTTGATCGAGCCGAGCGCGGAAATGATGCCGTCCCGCATCTTCTCCATCGACCACATTTTCAGCGTCATCCGGCCGGCGTTACGCAGGTCAATCGCCGACTTCTGTTCGTCCCAATTCGTGACGGCAACAGCGTGGCGCAGCGGCGCAACCGTAACGGCCATCGAGCGGCTGTCGAGTTCTTCTTCGTTGCCTTCCAGCGTGGTGTTGCCAGTGACACCGGAGCCGGTCAGCTTGTTGACGCGGGCGAACGTCACCTTGTCGCCGGCCTTGACGGTCAGGTCGTCCTTGAGCTGGATGATCGAGTTTTCATCCGTGCCCATGTACCGCTTGAAGCGCGATTCACGGACGTACTCGACGAAGAATTTGTCATCCCATTGCTGGGGGGTCAGCCCTGCGCGGGCAGTTGAGAGAGCCATGGTGTTTCCTTAGCTTTTGCGGCCTAAAACCGCGTCCAATGGGGTCGGGCCCTCGTAGGCGTCCGCATTTGCGAAGCGCCCGCGTGAGTCCCGCGTGTCGGTCAACGTGCTGGGCAGCACTGGTCGTTCTGGTTGCGCGACCTTCGACTCAAGGCGCACGATTTCACGGGCTTGCGCACGCGATGGCAGGGCGGCAATGCGACGCGCTTCAGCCGGGTTCTTGCCCAGCCAATACGCGACATCCGGGCCGTGATCGCTGGCGGCAATTTCTTCCCTGAGGCTGTCGTTCAAGTACGGGGCAAGCCCGCCATTGATGACTGCATCAAAGTCCTTGAACTTGCCCTGCCCGATGGCCACGGCCGCATTCAGCCTGTCCACCGTTTCCGCGAGTCGTTCCCGCTCTTGCGCCTGCGCTTGCTGTTCCTGCCCTTGCCGGATTGCAGACGCCAATTCCTGCCGCGCTTCGTGCCTGGCCACCAGGCGCCAGTACTCTTGCGGGTTGTCTTGGTACTGCGCCGGGTCAGGCGCGGCTGCCTCTGCTGGCGGTGCCGGCTGCTCGAGCTGTCGAACACGTGCTTCGGCCGCTTGTCGCTTCCCGCGTTCCGCCATCAGCGCAGCCTGAAAGCCTCGCGCCGTGTCGTCTTCCTTGTGTGTCTCTGCCGGCGGCGCAGCTACCTCGCCCGTGGCCTGTACTGCTGGCGCCTCGTGCTGCTCAGGCTCTACAGCCAAAACCGCTTCGGGCTCATCAGCAGGCACAGCGCCCGCGTCACTCAGGATTGCATTCAGATCTTCCAATTGCCCACCTCAACGCCCGATCAACCCCGGCGACGGTCAGCGCCCGAAACCCCGGCGACAGGGCAAAGAAAAAGCCGCCCCGGTTTCCCTGGGCGGCTTAGCTCTGCGGTGATTTTGGTCAGGACTCGCTCATGTCCTCGGCTACTTCGCCGGCCAGCACGGGCGGCGGCTGCATCCGCTGCAGCAACAGCGCGTTCATGGCCTTCAATTCTTCGCGGTCATAAGCGCCGTCGTCCTTCATGGCCTGCAGCGCCCGCGCCGATTCGTCCTTCATGGCCTGCATCATGTGCGCTGACTCTGTACGCATCGCCTCAAGTTGCTGCGCATTGGCGCCCTTCGCTTGTTCGACCGCAATGCCGCTCTGTGCTTTTTGCAGTTCGGCCTGCAGCGCTTGGATTTCCTGCCCGGCCTGCTGCAATGCCTGTTGCACATGCGGCGGGATTTCCTGCTTTTCGCCGCCCTGCATGGCCTCAATGATCTTTTGCTTGTTCCGCAACTGCGATGCCTCGACCAGCGCAACAGGCGGGATCGGAATGCCCTTGCTGGCCATGTCCGCCAGCACCTGGAACTGCTCGATCTGCAGCGAAGCGGTGACCGGGACCGCATCTAGCGTGATGTCAACTTCCATCTCGGCCACGTTGTTCTTCGTTCCGACAACCTGCTGCATGCGCGGGTCCATCTTCGCCTGTTGCTCCATCTCAGGCGTGACCTGCTGGCCTTGCTGCCGTGCTTCCTCAAGCAGCTGTTCGCCCAGGGTCATCGGCTGATTCAGCCCGACAAATTTGGTGTTTGATTCGTCGTCAGTGACCCGAATCCACTTCTCGGCGGTCCAGAATTGCCGGATGCAAAACCATACCTTGCGGTAAACCTGCAACTGCCAGCGCTTGAACGCATCGAACGCCGGCCCAAGCTCGTTCATGCCCTGTTCTGACCTGGCCATCAGCGCCCGGCCGCTCATCACGCGCCCCTCGTTGCCGCTCAGTGCGGCATTCACGCCCACAGCGTCAATCTCGTTCTTCGATTCGCGCAGCAGCTCGAACTGAGCGTCGGCCATATCGTTCGTCGGAATGACGCCGAAATCCTCACCGAACTTGCCGCCGCCCTCGATCTCGATATGCCCGTCAGGCCGCGCCATCTCGTTGCGCAACTTGTTCTTGTCGCCGACCGTCTGGTTGCCGAAGGTCTGCCGCACGCTCATCAAGTGCAGCGCCTTGCTCCGCCGTTTGTTGATCTCGTCCTGCAAACTGATCCAGCGGCGCACAACCCCGAAGCGGTCGCCGTCGCGGTCGATGAAGCACGATCCAAACACAAAGCCATCGGTCTGGTTGCCGTCGCCGTCTAGATAGGGCGACGGCATCTGCTCAAGAATCCCGCCGTGGGTGAACACCGAATAGCAGACCTTGCCGCCGGCTTCCTTCGTCCACATTGAGACGATTCGCACCCGCTTACGCTTGGGATCAGCCCAGCGCAACCGCGGCGTGTCATCGAAAGTCTGCCCGCTGCCCGACGATTCAGCCGCCATGGTGGCCTCAAGATAGCCCACGCCGTCCGGCCACTTTTCGGCCGCGTCGTCGTAGTCCATCCACAGGAACTGGCCCTTGTATTTCGCGTCCGAAAAATCTTTCTTGCGGCTGTGCGGGTCGTAGAAGAGGCGATCCCAATGGATCAACTTGATCTTGATCTGGTACCCGTCTTTGGCCTCGACAACCGACACATCGGCGCCGCAAACGCCCTCGACGATAAAGTTGTCGAANGCGTCNGACCGNAGNCCGTTCCANTCGTTGGAGTCCANCGCGTACCGTAGCGAGTCNGTTGCAGCGTTGGCTGCGTCTTCCTCCTTCGGCGTGCGCGGGTAGGCCTTCGGGTCGCTGCGCTGGCTCTGCTCCAAGCCAAGCAGGAAATCCACCTTTGGCCCGATGCGGTCAATCGTCACCACCGGCTGGCGGCGCTTTTCCAGCGTAGCGATTTCGGCCGTGGTCCACTGCTTGCCGTTGCGATAGTCGCGGTCCCGCTCGCACTCTGCGCGGCTGTCGGTCGTGGCATCCTCTGCCGCCCGATACCACTGCAAGAGAGTTTCAAGGTCGGTCACGCGGTTTTCCAATTCTCTACGTCATCAGTCGCGCCGAAGGCTTTGTCCCAGCGGTCACTTTTCTTGCCCGCGCTTGGCTCAGCCGCTGCGATTGCCGGATGAGCATCATCGAGCGCCCTGCCGATCATTGATGCGGTGTCCACATCGTCATCGTGCTTGCCTGCCGGGAAGCGTATGAACTCTTCAACGTCCGCCCCTGGCTCAAAGTACACAGCGCCCATTGCCGCCCTGGCTTGAAATCCGCGCGCCCGCGTCGGTTTGTCGTTGATGCTGGGCAGCCATTCAAGCCGGCAGAAAACCTTGCGCTCGCGCATGCGCCGAATCAACATCGGCTCGATTGCTTTCTGGATTACGCCCGACTCACCGAACCATGCAAACGGCTTATGCCGCGCCATCAGGTCGAGCTTGGCCTCTATCCATGCGTCCGAACTCGTCTGGCCGCGCCAGCCGTCAACCCGGTACAGATCACCATTCGACGCAACGCCCCAAATACGATGAACCGTGAAATCGCCGCCCTTATCCGTGACTGCGTAATCGCTTGTCCCGTAAAGGTGCAGATTCGCCGGCTTGGCCTTCCACTCCTTCAGCCATTCGCGCTTGAAGTAGGTTCCTTCTTCGCTGCTTGGCTGCTGCTGATACAAAGCCGACCAGTCTCTAGGCCCGACTGCTGCCTTGATCTTGGCCAGCGTTTCGACCGGGTACTGATCCGGCCACAGAGCCTTCCCGCCATCGACTGCAGGCAGCGACAGCACATCCCATCCTTCGTGTTGGTGCTCTTCAAGCAGCCAGCCGCTTAGATCGTCTTCATGCCAGCGGGTTTGGATCACCACAACCCTGGCGCCGGGCATCAGCCGGGTGTAGGCCGTTGAGGTGTACCACTCCTTCAATCTGCGCCGCTGCGTTTCGCTGTCGGCCTCTTCCCGGTTTTTCACCGGGTCATCAATCAGCAGCAAGTGAGCGCCGCGCCCTGTCAATGGGCCGCCTGCACCGACCGCGTAGTAAGCGCCGCGCTGAGCCGTGCTCACCTCGCTGCCGCCGTCAACGTGGAAGCGCTTCACGCTCTGCGAGTCTTCAGCCAGCTTCACGCCGGGGAATATCGCTTGGAATCCTTTGTCTTGAATCTGCGCCTTGACCTTGCGCCCAAAGTCGTCCGCCAAGTCCTGCGCATAGGTGCTGGCAATGATGTAGTGCTCAGGGTTCCTGCCCAAATACCACGCAGGGAAAAACTCACTGGCCAGCATTGACTTGCCGTGCCGCGGCGGCATAAAGATCATCAGCCGCTTGCAATCCCCCCGTTCGACCGCTTCCAGCTTCCGCGCAATCCGCCGATGGTGCGCTGCGTCCCGATAGCCAGGCCACTGATAGGCGGCATAGCTGATGAGCCGCGAGAAAGCGAAGTCTTCAGGTGTCGGCGCGGGCTGCTGCTGCGACTGCCGCGTCACGCTGCTCCTTTGTGCTGTGCTGAATCTGCAGCGGGTTTTCCGGGTCGCCGCTGATCGTCACCGAGGACAGGTCAGATAGCGACTTGCGCAACAGAATCTCGATTGCCTTCATCCTGCTCGGCGCCATCTCACCGGTGCCGGTAAGTGCGTGCTCCTGCAACACATTTACGAGCTGACTGGTCTTGATCTTCAGTCGGATCTCGTCTTGATGGTGCGGCCTTAAACGTGCAGCCATGATCTGTACCCCCGGCGGCGGGATTGATGCGCCCGAAAATGCAAAAAGCCCGCTCAGTGGCGGGCTCTTGCTGACACCGGCGCCTCCAAAATGGATGGGCCGGCCTTTGCTCAGTTACGCGAGTTTACATCACACATCGGCGCTTGTGTCAAGCGTTGCGGTTGCAAAGCATCTGCCGACTGTCTCGCACCATCTGCGCCAGCCCGGCCAGCGTCAGGCCCAGGCTGATCGCGCATCGCTGCGGGTTGTTGCGCTTGATGTACGCCCATGACAGCGCAAGCCGGTGATTCGTCGGTAGGGCCGTAACAGCTTTCTGCACTCGTTGCGCGTCCAGGCTATCGACCACTGGCCCGGATGATTCATGGCCCGCGTGAACCTCCGTGCTGCGATACAGGCGAAACATGGGCGAAGCGCCGCCACTGCCGCGATTGTGTGACCACCTGGCCCAATTCTGCAGCCGCTGGTCAATCAGTT